ATCGCAAAAAGTCACTCCCAAGGCTGGCACCTATTTCAAAAGGCTTGGAACCATCGTGGCTACGCCATGCGCGTAAAGATGCTTCAGACCTTGAGTGGCAAGAAAAACCACGGAACCCTTCTTCAACTTACACAGAAACTCAAAGGTTTCGATGTAACCAAAATCTAATATGAGCATCCCATTCTACTCCGCCCGTACCATTGTCGAGGAAAAGGTCCAAGCCTACCTCGCCACCGCCCTTACGGGTACCGCTGTCCACAAGGGCATCACCCCCGAAACCAAGGTCATCCCCTTGGTCACCGTCTACGCTAAGTCCAGCCGCGCCGCTGATGCCCTAGGTAGCAACCCATATGGCAACTACACCGTGACGCTGGAGATCGGTGTCTACTCGTCCGCCGATGACGACACCCTAGACCAGCACCGAACCCGGGTTCAGACCGTCCAGAACTACATGGCCGATAAGACGGCCCTCAAAGCCCTGTGGACGCTCGGTACGGACGGCATCCTGTACGACCTTTGGGTGAACCAAGATGAGGAGGGTATGCACCAGCGCAAGTACGGCAACCTGCTTGAATACACGGTGTTCGTGATGCTCCCCCCGTCTCCTTGACAATCGGCTAGTTCCAAAGACCTCCTATGCCTGCCCCTATTGAATATGGTGTGGCCCTTTTCTACGGGCTTCGTGACGATGTTGACTACATGGTTGTTCAGTCCGATGACTTCTCCCAGTCCCTCGCGCTAGATGTAGAAGTCGCTGACGAAAATGGTTTGGTGATTACTAATCATCTCGATGACCGCCGTATCGAGGTCACTTTGGATGGGGTTCTCAAACTTGGCGGCACCCTTCCCCTTATCGGTACTCAGTTCACCTACGATAGCACCGTTTTCATCCTAAAGTCGATTGACGACAAGGGTGTGAACAAGGACTACCGCAAGGTCACCGTCAAAGGTATCAAGTACCAAGAGATCGCCTAAACGGCGCGCATCCCGAATGGATGCTCGCTACCTAAAGGCTACGACCGTCATCCCGCTGGATGTAAAAGTCTGCGGGAGGCGGTTGCTTCCTTTCTGCCTCCGCCACCGGGTACAGATGGAGTCCATCGACTCCCCGTTCCTCGATTACCAGAACAGGTCTTTCAAGGCCATTGATGTGATTATGGCTGTCCGCATCATGTCCACCTTGAATAAGGTTAGTTTCGGAGCGCAGATGACTTTGAGTGAGAAGTTTCATTATTTCTCTCTTAACTCCAACCGTAATCGGTTGGCGCGTGCAGTCGGGCGTGTCCTAGGCATCATGCTAGAGTCTTGCTCGTACCCAAAACTCTGGTCCAAGCAGGAGAAGAAGTCCAAGGAGAACATCCCGTGGACTCTGGCCTGTGTCGCCAACAATGTCCGGCATGGTTGCAGTCTTGAAGAAGCGTGGACTATGCCGGAAGGTGAAGCCGTCTGGATGAGCATCTCCCACGGCATCTACAACGGCTCCGACCTTCAAGTTGTATCTACGGACGATGAAGAAATGCTGAACGACTTTGACAACATCATTAACCGCTTTAAAGAGAAAAAGAACTGATGGCCTCAACTGAAATCGTAGTCAAGGTCGGCGCGGACACCACTCAACTTGAGAAGGGTCTTAACGATGTGACCAAGGCGGCATCTACTGGTGGCGGACAGGCAACTGCCAAAGCAGGTGGTTTTATTGCAACGCTAGGGCGCGCATACGGTCAATTCCAAGCCATCTTCTCTGTATTGAGTGCTGGTTTTGATTTCGTGATGAAGTACGCACAGATTGCGCGAGAACTTCGCAATATGTCCGTAGCCACCGGCATACCTGTCGGGGAACTTCGCAATTTCCAACTCAAGGCTCAACAGGCTGGCATCAGCGCACAGGCTATGGCCCATAGCGTAGCCGAGTTCAACAAGAACATGGGGCGCGCTAAGATTGCTGGCTCCGAGGTTAATGCCCTTCTTGCCAAACTTGGGGTAGGCTTGACTGACTTGAGGGACGGAACCTTCGATTACAAAACCGCTTTGATGGCCCTCGCCGCCGCACATGAAGCCGGGACTGATAGCGCGACCTTGATGCACTACGGAGTCCAGTTGTTCGGTTCGTCTTTCGAGCAATTGCTCCCCCTCATCAAGCAGGGTACCGTTGATCTGAAAAAAGAGGCCAATGCCCTTGTTGGTGTAAATGAAAATGCAGGCCGTGTTGCGTCTAATACCGCCGACGCTTGGGATGTTGCTTGGCAAACTATTGAGAACGCTTCAATAAACATTATTGGTAGTATTCTTAGTCTAGGTGAAGGTGGTGCGGATTTTATTAATAACTTTTCCTCCCGTATTTGGAACAGGTTGACATCCGGCTCAAAGGAGGAGTCCGGCAGGCTTTATGCCGAAGGAGTGTTCAAGCAGATGTCCAAGGGTCTTACCAAACAACAACAACAGAGTTATTTTGATCTTTGGGGTTCCGCCATGAAAGAGGGTAGCGAAGATAGGATTGCATATGAGAAGCGCATCAAGGAACTCATTGAGTCCAAGGGAAAGAAACTCACCCCGCAGGGTCTTACCGAAGCCCAAGGTGCATCCACTATTCAGCAGATGGGCGGCGGCGACTTCATCACCGCCATCGCCTTTACCCCGCTTGAGCGCATCGCCGCCGCCACCGAACTGACCGCCAAGAACACCGAGAACATGAAGCCCGGTAACACCGTTCCAGAGTCTGAAATTAAGTTTAACCCCAACCTAGGTTTCTAATGCCAACCCCTATTATCAAATACGGTAACGACCTTCTTATTGAGAAGGCACAGCCCGGGTGGACTGTGGACTCGGACGGCTTTGGCCTTCTCCAGTCCTCCGTCACTTTCAAGATGGCTCGGGCTTATCTTGGTACATTCACCACACAGTTCTATCGTGGCGCGCCTCATCCAAGCCCACTTTACACGCAGTTGAAGTTGTGGCGAGTTGTGATGACCGAGGAGAAGGGGGAGATCATCACCATCAAGGCGGACTACTGCGGGCTTGATGCCAGCGTCAGCGAGCGAGGATACACCGAGCCGCAGGTCCAGATGACGGCGGCGGCGGCTTCGGAGTCCATCCAGTCGCATCCCAATTTCATCCGCATCAACTGCACAAGCATTGTTGGTTCTCTGCCATCCCAGAAGCCTCTTGCCGGGTACCCTCCTGCGGCTGGCGGTTATGTTGATGACCCAGTAAACAACCCATTCCGAGCCTCTTGGACTCCCAAGGTCGCTGGTTCTGGCTCCGTAAACAACTGCCAGTTCGTCGCTTTCCTGCCTAACCAGAAAACCGATGACACCACGCCGAACATCAAGGCTGGCATCAAGTCCTACTACAAGCCGCAGAACACCCTGCGAGTCCTCACCTACTACACCAACGCTGACACGGCCCTTGGTTTGTCGTCTTATGTCGGCTGGGTGACCACGGGTGTCGCTTACGCATTGCCCAACGAATACAAGCGTCTCGGCAAGCCGCAGGAAGATGGCGGATACCCGGGTGGCATGAACTATGTATCAGAATGGAAAAGCAGGGTTAAGCCCAACTTCTTGGTCACTAACTGCTCGGTCGAACTGTACGGTACAATCTACAAGGTGACGACAGACCTCACCCTTTCTGGACTTGGCGGCTGGGATCCCGATGTGTATCCCGTAATCCCCGGCGGATGAAATCAATTTCCGGCTTCAACTCCTCTGGGTACGGTTCGTTTGGAGAGAATGAACCCATCTCGTCCCGCGCGCTTAACCGCATGGCGGCGGGCATCGACAAGAGCAGGACAATGTTCTCGCAGGGCATCGAGTTCCAGTCGTCCATCGGAGGCGTTGGCTTCAGCACCACGCAAGAGGTTAACTTCAATACTTTCACAAGTCCGTTCCAAGTGTTCCTCACGGAGTCCGAAGGTGAGCCAGCGGTCGGTGTAGTTGTCGGCGCGGTCAACAATGTCATCCCGCTTATCAACGGGACGATTATGACCAACCCTGCATACACGCCGCTTCTGTTGCCGACCTCGGCTGGAGACTATGTGGTGACCATTAAGTGCAAGGCAGACCCAGCCCCGGTGCCATTCCCCAAGTCAGACTCCGAAATCAAGATTGAGTCCCACCCTACCACGGACACGGATAGCGAGGGCTACATCTCTTTGGCCTTTGTAACGGTGACGGTTACTAGCGGTGTGCCGTCATACGCCATCAACCAACTGGTCAGCGGTAGCCTCTGGGCGGAGCGTCACAAGTACACGGAGCCGGGGACGGCCTCTTACTTCTTCTACCGGGTATGATTGAGACAAGTAAGCCGATGAGCAAAGGTCGTGCGCCTACGAGAGTAGGAGTCGTGTCAATCTTCGCTGACGGTGGGATTTACCCTTCAGACATTACTAATAGGGAAATTGCGTTTCCACAAAATCCCCCAGATGCGAAAGGATACATTGTTCAAGGCTACGGGCTAGACCTTGCCGTAGGTGTGACTTTCTATTTCAACGGAAGTGTTGATCTTACTCCAGACGGTGAAGATGTACGCATCGTAGATAATCCGGGGGTTTCTTATTTTGTTTATCATACCCCCAAGTTCAGGGCCATCGTCATTGAGGGTGATGTAATCAACAAGCCTTGGCGTGGCGTTGCCATGAAACTTTCCTGTGACCGTACAACCACGGTTGATCAGTACATCCCGCCGTCACCTCCAGTTTCAACGACAATCACGGTTAACTTTAGCCATACATTTTCTACCGCCGACGACCCTATCGTAGGATCGCCAGATTATGTTCCTCCGAACGCATCCTACCGTACCCTATACGGGGTTGAGTACCTCTACTACGCCGAAGAAGCAGGAAAGACTACGACGACTACCCAAACCAACTGGGTAATGACCGAAACTACCCCCCCTTGAGGCGGGTTTGACACGGGGCTAGTTCCAAAGCCCTATGGCAACTCCGACCTTTAGTTTTACCAAGGGTTCTACCCTCACGATTGAGGGGGTCTACACCCAGTCTACCCCCAGCGCGCCCGCCAATCTGGACGGCGTTGACCTGTACTGCACCCTCCGTGACTCCCGGCTTTACGAGTACCCCCTCACGGTCACCAAGTTGAACTCGACCGACTTTACTTTGTTCTACGCCAACACCGAGGGTTGGCATTGGGGTATGGGCTTCATGGACCTGCTGTTCGTCAAGAACGGCGTAGCCATCTATTCCGAGACTATTAATGTCATCATCCTCAACAATGTGACCAAGAACACTTACACCTAATGGCTATCACCCTTAACATTCTAGACTCGGCCACGATCACCATCAACCCGAACCTGCCTGTCACGGCGGCTACGGTTAATGTGGGGACGACTACGACTGGCGCGCCGGGTACGGACGCTGATGTGGTCAACTCTGGTACGGCGGTCAACGCCGTGTTCGATTTCACTATCCCCGAGGGCGAGCAAGGCCCGGTCGGTGATACTGGTCCGCAGGGCATCGCTGGGCCGACTGGTCCGCAGGGTAGCCAAGGGGTGCAGGGTATCCAAGGTATCCAAGGTGAGCAGGGCGAGCAAGGGCCGCAAGGTGTCGTTGGTCCCGCTGGTCCCGTGGGCAATACTGGTCCTGCCGGACCGACTGGACCCCAAGGCCCGCAAGGTATTCAAGGCATCCAAGGTGACACGGGATTGACTGGTGCTACGGGGGCTACTGGTCCCGCTGGCCCGACTGGTCCGATTGGTCCTCAAGGCTCTATGGGAGCCACCGGGCCTCAAGGTCCGCAGGGCATCCAAGGCATCACGGGCGATAAGTACGCCACGACCTCGACCACCAGCCTTCTGATCGGCAACGGCACGAAGAACCTAACGGTTGCCCCCCTTCTGGCTTACACGACCCAGCAGAGCATCATCATCGCCTACGACAACAACAACCATATGCATGGCGATGTCACCTCGTACAATGCCGTCACGGGTGCGATGGTTGCCGACATCAAGAACCACACGGGTTCTGGCACCTACGCCGCTTGGACGGTCAACCTTGAGGGTGCGGCTGGCATCGAAGGTCCGCAGGGTCCGATTGGTCCTGCGGGGGCTACTGGTCCTGCTGGTCCTCAAGGCATCCAAGGCATCCAAGGTCCGGCTGGTCCTACTGGTGCGACTGGAGCCACGGGAGCCACGGGGGCGACTGGTCCTGCTGGTCCCACGGGTTTGACTGGTGCCACGGGCGCGCAGGGTCCGATTGGTTTGACTGGTGCCACGGGTCCGCAAGGTCCGCAGGGCATCCAAGGCCCGCAGGGTGACCAAGGCATCCAAGGCCCGCAGGGCATACAGGGCGAACAGGGCATCCAAGGCGAGACTGGCCCGCAGGGTACGGCTGGCGTTGGTGTTCCTATCGGCGGAACTACGGGACAGGTCTTGGCGAAGATTGACGGCACCGACTACAACACGGAGTGGGTCGCCGCTGGCGGTTCGGCTGTCTGGGGCGCAATCACCGGGACGGTGACCGACCAGACCGACCTCGTTAGTTATATCTCTGGCCTTGGCTACATCGGTGAAGCCCCGATTGATGGAACTCCCTATGTCCGCAAGGATGGTGCTTGGGATGCCAACACGGCTCCCGTTGGTACGGTGGACTGGAGTGGGATCACGGGCCTAGTGACCGACTCGACTTCGCTGATGATTTACCTCCCGGCGAACTACTACCCGCTTACTGGCAACCCCTCTGGCTTCCTCACCAGCGTCCCCGCGCCGACCGTCAACCCAGTTACTTCTTTCCCTTACACGCTGGTCATCGGTGATGCCAACAACATCGTCTACATCACGGGGCAAAATTATGTGACGGTCTATATCCCTGTTGATGCTACGGTAAACTTCCCGGTCGGAACCACGGTTCGCTTGGCGCTCAACAACTGCTCCTACATCACCGTTTCACCTGCTGACTATGGGATGGCTGGACCTTACATCAATAATGCCACGACTAACAGCGTGACCTATCTAACCAGCAACGGGGCGTTTGTCGCCAATCTGGTTAAGGTCGCCGCTGACTCTTGGGTTGTCGTCTAATCTCATGCTTTACCTCATCTCCATCGTCCTGTCCCTTCTCGCTGGGTTCGCCTGCGGTGTCCTGTTCTTCCGCAACAACGCCGCCAAGATCAAGTCTACGGAAGATAAGGGCAAGGCTCTCCTCGACGCGCTCAAGGGTAAATAACCAATTTACGATGTATCGTATTTTGGTCATCGCCCTATTCGGCTTCACGGCCTGCACCCCGACCGCCGACACGCAGGGGACGGGTACTCCGACCGCCGACCTCGGCACCATCGGGACCCAAATCGACAAGAGCGACCAGCGGGTTGCCGCCAGCATCGCCGTGGCCTCCGAGAACTCGGACAAGCCCACCATCGTCAAAGCCGAACTCGGGGTAGCCGCCGCCTACCTCCCCAAGCCCGACCAGACCCACATCGACTATGTGCGGAACCGGGTGTCCCGTAATAACCCCGAGGAGTACAAGCGCGCCGAGGATGCGGGTCGCAAACTGCTGGCGGTCATCGACAGCAACTTCGCCAAGGCCGAAGCCGAAGCCCTGAAGAACAAGCAGGCTCTCGACAACGCCAACAAGCAGATCACCGCGCTGAAGGCCGAGGTTGCCCAAGCCAAGAAGGATGTGGTCACTTGGACCTGTGCGGGCATCGGGGCTTGCCTAGCCCTAGCCGCCGTAGCCCTCGCTTGGCTCCGGCAGTTCCTAGGTGCCGCCGCCTGTGCCGCCGGGTCCGCCAGCCTGCTGGCCTTCCCCTCCCTAGTTGAAACCCCGTGGTTCCTGCCCTCCCTTGCCTCTCTAGGCGGTGTTTGCATCGTGGGGGGTATCTGGTATGCCTTTAGGTCC